CATTCACCACCACCTTTAATGCTATACATCGTTGGCTCTTCAATCTTACCGTCTTGGTTTCTATACATTTTAGTAGGGTGTGCTACAACAATTACTAGCACATCATACTTCTTTGCAAACGTTTCTATTTTAGTAAGATATTCCATAGTATAACGATTAACATCTTCAGACTTACAGTTAACATCTCTAATCTTATTAAAGGGATCAATAACTAAACATTTAATACCTTTACGTTTAACAAGCTCAGCGCCTTTACTTAACACATCTTCAAGAGTGTATCTATCCATGTCAATAAAGAAATAATTATCATTGATATGGTTAGTAATCTCTTTCCATTTAGCAGTGCCAATATCATTTTTAGTTGGCATACCTTCCCATGTTTTACGTATTAGCTTGTGAGCATGCAGAAAATTAGGTTTGTTTTCTGGTGATGCATACGCTGTCTTCCAGCCGTAGTTTCTATTATAACCTATACACATTTGGTCCACAAAATCTGACTTACCTGATGATGGTATACCAGTAACAGTTATAAACTGTGAGGTATATGTAGAAAATATCTTGTCAAAATTTTCTAAACCAACTTGAAAGCCAGGTTTAAAACCATTATGTACAAAGTCTAATAGGTCAGCTTCAAGATCGCGCAATGTTGATACACCTTCAAGTGGTACTTGAGTAGCAGACGTTATAACTTTTCTAAGTTTTTCTGCTCCGTGTTCAACTAAAAAATCATTAGGGTCTTTGTTGCCATTGAAGTCTACTAAGTAACAGACTTCAGCGCCAAGACGTCTAATAAACTCGTACCTTAAAGCTTGGCCAGCTTCGTCAGCGTCAACTGCTAGTATTATTTTTTCTTTATCTTCAAAATAATCTATACAGTTATCTAAATAATCTAAGTTATTACTGTTTAACGTGGCACCGTTAGGAACTGATATCACAGGTTTAATGCCGGCTTCGTGTAACGCTAACGCATCCATTTCGCCTTCTGTAATAACACACCAGTCATATCCTACAATACTATTAATATTATAGAATATTTTTTCAGCACCTTTGTACAGTTTAAAGTTTT